ACTTTCAAAGGAATTGAAAAATGAGTGATTTGAAACCCGTTAAAATCTCTGGAGAACTCTTCTGGAACAAATGGATGAGTGAATTCAATAAAGCTTTTGACGAAGGCAATGATCGTTATGAGTGCACTATCGGGAACATCTCTGATGCTGACGTAGCCAAGCTCACGAGCCTTGGCATTCGAGTTAAGTACAAAGAGTCTCAGGGTAACTTCATTGTTGGTAAGAGCAAGTATTTGTTCAAGCCTTTTGACAATGATGGCAACGAAGTCCCCACTGATGTGCTCGGTAACGGCTCCAAGTGTGAGGCTATCATCTCCTCGTACAAGCATAAACTCAGTGCTAAACACGGTAATGCTCCAAGCATTCAGAAGCTGAAGATCACGGAGATTAAGACCTACGTGCCTGACGCTAAAGAAGAAGATGACGACCTCATCTGAGCTTCCTAAAGTAGCTCTCATTGACGCAGACGTTATCGTATATCGAGTAGCGTTTGCGTCAGAAGAGGAAGAAGAAGATATCTGCCTTGCAAGAGCTAAAGACCTCATCTTTGAAATAGTTTATACGGAACTAAACTGCGATGACTATAAAGCCTATATCACCGGCAAAGGGAATTTTCGAGAAGTGGTGGCGACCACAGCGCCCTACAAAGGAAACCGAAAAGACTTCCAGCGACCAAAGCACTACGATGCCCTCAGAGCCTATCTCCAACGACTCGGAGCAGAGCTTGTTGAAGGACAAGAAGCCGATGACGCCATCGCCATCAAAGCGCAAGAAGGACCGTACTGGATAGTTTCCATTGATAAGGATTTCGATCAAGTACCTGGATGGCACTATAACTTTGTGAAGAAAGAGAAATACTACATCACTGAAGAAGAAGGCTTGAGAAACTTCTACACTCAGATTCTTACAGGTGACAGAGTAGATAACATTATCGGAATCAAAGGCGTAGGTCCAGTTAAGGCTGAAAAGATTCTTAAAGACTGTACAACTGAAAGGGAATACTATGATGCTTGTGTTAAAGCGTATGATGGTGATATTGCCAGAGTTACCGAGAACGGAGTTCTTCTGTGGTTAAGACGTTACCCAAACCAACTGTGGCAACCTCCTTTACCCTTGCAGGATTCGACTGGTCCGTTAGGTTCATTGAGGGACTTGCAGACTATGGAACCTGTAACCCAAGCTCCCAAGAAATCCTCCTCAGAGCAGGAATGAATGAACAAATGACTCAGCAGACCTTCTGCCATGAGCTTGTGCATGCAATCATGTTCACAATGGGTAAAGTAAACCATGATGAGGAATTCACTGATGCCTTCGGTGCATTGTTACACCAGTTTGAAAGGACTAAACAATGAAACATTGGTGGGAATATTATACATTTAAGAAAAAATACTGGTATGAAAACAAGCAGCGCTAAAGCTAAGGGACGAAACCTACAGAAGTGGGCAGCATCAAAACTCCTAGAGCATGCTCCAGAGCTTGAAGGAGATGATGTTAAGTCCACGTCTATGGGAGCCTCTGGAGAGGATGTAATGCTTTCTCCTGCTGCTAGGAAGATATACCCGTGGCAGATTGAGTGCAAGAGTTACGCTAGGATTGCTGTCTATGACTTCTACAATCAAGCATGCTCTCATGGTACTCATGAGCCTGTGGTGTTCATCAAGCAGAATCAGTGTAAGCCTTTAGTGATCGTTGATGCAGACTATTTTGTAAGGAACTTTAGAAATGGAATTCAAACTAATCAAGGAAAATGAAGACGGTTCAGCAGACTATCAACTTCATTTAGAAGACGAAGAAGCTCAGGATATTATCCGTAGCGTTATCATGAGAGCACTTTATTTAGCAGCAGAGGATGGAAAGAAATATGACCCAGGTGAGCTTGATTTGGTATACCCCGCAAGCGGAGGAAAAGATAGCGTACATGGCGAGGGTGAGCAATCCAGCCAATCAGGATCAACCTCAGACAGCACAGAAGCTACTTAAGTATCTCATTAAGAATAAGCACTGGAGTCCCTTTGAGATGGTGAATGTCTGTATGGAAATTGAAACCACTAGGGACATTGCTAGGCAGATTCTGAGGCATCGTAGCTTTAGTTTCCAAGAGTTTAGCCAACGGTATGCAGAAGCCTCTGAGTTTGTTTACTCTGAAGTCCGTACTCAGGACGAAAAGAATAGACAAAACAGCTTTGAGACTGATGATAGACAGTTGGCTTACTGGTGGGAAGGAGCACAGAGGCGAGTCCTCTACGATGCTGAGTTTATGTACAAGTCTGCATTAGAGAAGGGAATCGCTAAAGAGGTTGCTCGTAAGCTACTCCCTGAAGGAATGACGATGAGTAAGATGTACATGAATGGAACCTTACGTAGCTGGCTTCATTATATTGAGATTCGTTGTGATAAAGCCACACAGAAGGAACATAGAATCGTAGCAGAACACTGTCGAGATATAATCTACAAACTGTTTCCGAGTATTAAAGAAGTCTTGAATGAAAGTTAACTTTATTAAAACAGACGATAATATCTACGTTGAAGTAGGTGCTCAAGTCATCGCAGAATTACGTAAGCGGTACGATGGTAAGAGATACTTCAGGTGCGTAGTTATTTATCCGCTGTCCTCGGAACAGTTATACACTATAACTAAATACATGGAGGAACTCAATGGAGCTTGATGAGTATTTTCACCAACTTAAGAAGGAACCGAAGATGAACAAAGACACCAAAGTACATTTCTGCATCACTGAAGACAATAGCGATCTAGAGGACTTTCCTGATAAGACACTAGAGATGAATTACGCCTATGCTGGTCCTCAATGGATTGAGATCGTAGAAGATGTGCTAAAGCTCTTGGAAGCCTCTTATGGGTATCCTATCCGTGAGAAGGTCTACTATGTTGTTCAGTGTCCTAACTTTGACCATGATCTCTCCCCTGCTCCTGGGCGAGAGCTAGATGCTGAAGTGTTTAATGAGCTTCATTATGAGCATCGTGAGTTGGGCAACCGAGGTCAACATAAACCTTCTGGACTCTGATGCGTATCCTTGTTATACCAGATTGTCAAGTCAAGCAGGGTGTTCCTCTGGAGCACCTTACATGGGCTGGTAAGGCTATTACGGATTACCGTCCTGACGTTGTTGTTAACATCGGGGACTTTGCTGATATGCCTAGTCTGTCTTCCCACGATATTAAAGGCTCCAAGTACTTTGAAGGGCTTAGGTACAAGTCTGATGTTGACGTTACGAAGCAAGCTATGAAGATGCTCCTAGCACCGCTACGAGAGCTTCAGAGCAAGCAGAAGAAGAACAAGGAGAAGGTTTATAAGCCTCGTCTGGTGCTCACCTTAGGGAACCATGAGAACCGTATTGACAGAGCTGTAAACAACAATCCTACCCTTGAAGGTTTAATTTCTACAAAGGACTTAGGCTATGAAGATGATTGGGAAGTACATGATTTTCTTCATCCCGTGTTTATCAACGGCATTGGGTTTAATCATTATTGGCCTGTCGGAGCGATGGGTAGACCGGCCTCTTCACCTGCTGCTATTATTAGCAAGTTACACATGTCTTGTATTGCTGGTCATCAACAAGGCAAGCAAGTGGCTTACGGTAAAAGAGCTGACGGCAGACCCATTACCGCTATTGTGGTGGGAAGCTATTATCTCCACGATGAGTCTTACATGGATCAGCTTAGTAACCGCCATTGGCGTGGCTTACTTGTCATGAATGAGGTACAAGACGGTCACTTTGATGAAATGTTTTTAAGTATTGAATATTTGGAGCGTAAATATGGACGAATGGAATCCAGCAATTAAACCCATTCCTGGTAAAATGTACTATACAACCGCAGAAAGCATTGAGGAATACATGAAGTCTCTAAATATTGAGGAAGAACAGGAAGAGTACAATACTATAAGTAAACCTAAGCATTATATGCTTTTTGAGAAAGAAGGCATTGAAGTTAGGGATGTTATTGAAGTGTTGGTTAATAAATTCTGGTTTAGCCCTAACGCCCCAGCTAATAAGCCTATGATGACTTCAGATTATGTGCAAATGATGCAATATTTGATGCGTTTTATGGACAAAAACGGTAAAGAAGACCTCGAAAAAGCTCGTTGGTATCTTGACAAACTCATCGAAGCCTACTAAAATACCCGACCCTACAAAAACAACATAAGGACAAAGATGACACCATATCAAACTTACATCGCTAAAAGCCGTTATAGCCGTTTCCTAGACGATAAAGGTCGCCGAGAGCACTGGAATGAAACCGTAGCTCGGTACTTTAACTTCATGGAAAAGCACCTGAAGGATAAACAGAACTATACCCTGAGTCCTTCCCTACGTTACGAGCTTGAGCAGGCTGTATTGAACCTGGAAATTATGCCCAGTATGAGGTCTTTGATGACTGCTGGAGAGGCTCTGGAGCGTCAGAACATCGCTGGTTATAACTGTTCTTACCTGCCCATTGATGATCCTAAAGCCTTTGATGAGGCTATGTATATCCTCCTGTGTGGCACTGGTGTGGGCT